CGTCAACGTTCACAACCACATTACCGATGCTTCCTGAAGACTCAACACCAAGTCGACCATTAGGCCCACGACGCAGCGGCATGATCGCCTCTGGTCCGGCCTCGCCCATGAGCCCAGCGCCGTTTGCCATTGGGAACAACGTGGGCTTGTTGACGATGCCGCCCATCGCATAAGGCACGATCTTGTTCTTAGCGAAGACATTGCCGTCAGCATTCATGTAAGCGGCGATTGCGTCCACGTTGGGACCAGCACTTCCACCACCACCGCCACCACCTAATCCAAGGAAGCTGCCAACACCTGGAATAAGGCTCAAACCTTGGAAAAGTGCCTTCTTAGCGAAAATGCGAGCTAGATCCTTAAGAACAGAATTTGCAAAATCAGTGAAGTTAGCCTTGCCAGTAGTGACAAAGTCAGCAAATGCATCGCCAAGATTATTCACTGCATTAACCCCTACATCACCAACAGCTTCAGCAACATTCATTGCCTCGTCAAAGACCTCGCGGAGGCCCTGACGGAACTTAAACGATGCACTATTTGCTTCCTCAAGATTGGCGCGAAGCTCACGGAGAGCGTTAGCAAGCTCTTCGCTGCTCATCGCTCCTGCATACTTCTCAGCAAAGTCAGCAAGCTGACGATTGATTTCAATCCGCTGACGCTCTTGTTGGCTCATCAGCGTTACTGCAAAACGAGCATCTGCCAACTCTCTTCCAGCTTGTTGAAGCAACTTGCCTTGCGCCTCAAGCTCCTTGTTTTGATCTTCAACTAACTTCTTTTGAGCCAGATTGAAATCCGCTTTGGCCTGTTCAAGCATGTTGGTTCTCTTCAATAAATCCTCTGTTTCTTCTTCCGCAGCAAGCGTGTCAAGCGCAAGCTGTAAGTGATTTTGCATGAAAACATCTTCTTCAGCCAGCGCCTGACGCATCTGACGACGCAGCGCAAGCTCAATTTCTGTCATCGGCGTGCTCTCGCTGCCGCTGTCTGCATCAGGATCTGCGAAATCAGTTGGGGTGTAAGACATTTGAGCGTTAATCGCTCTGCCCGTCATGCGGTCATACTTAATTCCTGCAACCTCGTAACTGCTGGCCAGTTTCATTGCCAGCTCTAAATCCCCTGCAGCGATCTTTGCGGTTTTCAGCTGCCTGGTCAGGGCTTTAATCATTCGATTATTAGTCTCCTTCCCAAGCCGATCTTCCAACTCTTGGACCTTGTCATTCATCTCGCGAAGCCTGTCGTTGGCTTCCTCGTTTGTCGTCTCTCCAGCTATCACTGACTTATTGAACTCCGCATTCTTTCTGCTGTGCTTCACCAAGGCAACTGTTGCAGCAGTGATGCCGGCTGCTAAGGCAACCCAAGGATTGAGCAACGATGCAGCGTTAAAGCCCTTCATCGCCACAGTTGCCTTGCTAAGGACAATGATGAGCTTGACGCCTATGGTCGTAAGGTTTTGCAGGGCCAATGCAACACCAGCGGCACCAGCAACAATCAAAAGCTCTTTGAAATTTGCAATCAAGAAGGAAGCTGCATCTAACAGTGCATTCAATCCATTAGCCGCAGCCACTGCGCCTGCTTTGATCGCAGGAAGAATATCGAGAGCAAACTTGCCAAAAGCTTGCTGTAACTGAGCGCCAATCGGCTGCAAAGCCTCTCCAACTTGTCGACGCACTTCCTGAAAAGCAACCGCAGATCGCGCACCAGCATCTGCACTGCTATTAGCGATCGCACGCGCCGTTTCTTCATACTCTGGGCCAAGGCTGATGATGAATTTCATCAACTCATCAAGGCCAACCGTGCCAGCTTTTAATGACTTTTGAAGCTCAGGCAAAGTCATATTGTTTGCCTCGGCAAACTTTGTAACAGCACCAGGCAACCTTTCACCTAACTGGCCTGAAAGTTCTTCGGCGCTAACCTTGCCCTTCGAGAAGGTTTGCACCATTGCAGTTATCGCAGACTCGACATCCTGCGCTCCACCGCCTGTTGCTTTGATGGCGGATGTGATGTTTCTGAATACAACCTCTGCATCGCCTACATTGCCGCCAGCACCAATAACAGCTGCGGAAAGACGGGTAATTCCTCTGGTTGATACATCAATAGGTACGTTGAAATCTTTGGTGACTTGGTTGGCTGCCTTCAGAGCGTCCGTATATTCAGGACCTGCAACACCTTCAAGGGCGATTTCCAGCTTTTGCAGTTGAGCTGCATACTCAGATGTGGCTCCAAGAGCCTCTCTCAACATTTTTGCTTGTGCGCCTATTGCCGCACCTGCTGCAACACCAGCGACTCCACCAAAAGCACCACCAACAGCCGCACCTATTGCGCCTTCAGGACCACCAAATACACCACCTGCCGCAATACCACCTAAGCCTTGGGCGATTCCACCAAAGGTTGGACGCCGACGACGCTTATTTAGCTTTTCAAGCCGACGATCAACTTTTTCAATCTCTACACTAAGCTCACGGAAGTCTTGACTGGTTGGATCGAGACCGGCTCGAAGCTGTGCGAATGCAGTTCTTTGCGCTTGCAAGCTGTTGATACTTCCATTAGATGCAGCGGCCTGTCGGTTGATCTCCGCCGTGACTTGCGAGAGCGAGCGACCCATCATCTCGGTCGCTGCTTTGGCCTCAGCAGATCCGATAGAAGCAATTGTTCTGAAAAGGCCAGTGGCCTCTGCTGGCTGATTGGCCATGCCACCACCAGCAAACCCGCCATATCGACGAGAACGCTTTCTTTCCCTTCTAGCAATTGCACTTTGCACCGGATCTCTTGGTGCAAACATTCCAAATCTTTCTTGCTGACCTAAACGCCCGCGAATTTGCTGCTTTCTTGCAGCAGTTCCAAATGGATCACCAATCTGTGATTCAAGTGAATTGATCTCGCGAAGAGCATTCACATAGTCTTTTGAGCCAACTGCAATGTTCGCAAAATCTTCTCTTAACTCTGTCAATCGCAAAGACAGCGCTGCTGTCGTGCGTGGCAGCTCGGTTGTAACCTCAAAAGCTGTTCTTTGATCAATTGGTCCTTGCGCTGCGCTTTGACCAGCCGCAATAACCCCTTGCCTGGCCTGAGCCCTTTGGAAAGAGCGAGTTCTTTCCTGAATGTTTCTTAAAACAGTTGCATATTTAGTGCTGGTTACGCTGAGGTCCTTTAACTCCTCGTTAAAAGCAGCAATTTGATTCCCAAAAGTGCCAGCCTTTCTTCCTGGAATTTGTGAAGATACTTGAGCTAGTGTTGAAACTTTTTTTGTTGTTTCGTCTATTTGCCTATCGGCAGCAGCAAGTTTTTGCTGGTAATCAACAATGTCTTTTGTAAGTGCGCGAAAAGCTGCACCATTAAGTCCAGCCTGGTTGCGTAAAGACTTTAATGCTGACAGCTTGCCAGCAATTACATCACGACTTGCGCCCCCTTCCCTGTTAAATGCCTTAATAGCCTTCCCAAGCTTGACTAGGCCAGCATCTGCAGGACCTGCAGCTTTAGAAAGACCACTTAACGCAGACTTGAGCTGCGTTACGCCCTCAATCCCGTCAACGCCCAGCTTGATTAGAAGGTCGCCAA